AGTCTGGCGAGACCGTCATCCTCCCGCAGAGGGGGATTGGGTCTCCGCCTACAGCGATGCCGCGCGATTGGCCGCAAGTAGCGCAGAAGAAGTATGGCGGGCGGATCAGGCAACACCCCGGAACACGGCCCTGTAAGCCTCTAGGAGAAGACCTGGAGAGCGCTGGGCGCGTAGTTACGTGGGGAAGCGCGGCGGCCATACGGGCGCTCCTGTGGGGCGTACCTGTGCATTCCGACATGCCCCAATGGATTGGAGAACAGGACAACACGGACGCCGGACGACTGTCGATGCTTAGGCGGCTGGCTTGGGCGCAATGGAAGCATGAAGAGATCGAATCAGGCGAGGCGTTAGCGTGGCTATTAGCGTCACCTGCCTGACATCGAACCTCTCCCGATACAAGCGGGTTGCCGAAGCGATGCACGCCGGGATTCTGGCGTGCGGTGATCGCGCGGTGATTCGCAGCATCTACGACACGAAGCTGCACAACCACGTCGCCGTTTGTTATGGGTGGAAGCACAACGCAGCGCTCCGCAGGTATCCGAATTTCGTTTACGCCGATCTCGGCTACTGGGGGCGCGAGCAGTACTACCGATTCGCGGTCAACGGTTGGTCGCCGCAAGTGCGGACCGACCTGAGCGCAGACCGGTTCAATCGCCTTGGCTTGGACATCAAGCCGTGGCGCAAGGAAGGCCGCCAGATCATCGTGGCCGGAAGCACAGAGAAAGCCTGCCGTGACCACGGGCTCGGCTACATGCAGTGGGAAACCGCCATGTGCCGCCGATTGGAAGGCTTAGGCGTTCCAGTCGTGTATCGGCCGAAACCGAACGACAGGCAGGCGCGGCCGATTCCCGGCTTCGGGTTTGACCAGCGGCCTATCGGCGATGCGTTACAGGCAGCGCACCTTTGGGTGACGCACCACAGCAACTCCGCGCTTGATGCGCTAGTGGCTGGCGTTCCCGTGCATTGCGAGACAGGGGCGGCTTCGCAGTTCAGCGTTCCGCTATCTGCCGACCCTCCTTTACTGGAGGGCAGGGAGCAATTCCTTGCCGGAGTTGCATGGCTTCAATGGACCTTGGATGAGATGCGTAGTGGCGAGTGCTGGGCGCATCTGAGGACATACATTTGTTGACGTTTGATGCGGTCACGACCTACGCAGACCGCCATTGGGATGAGTACGCGCGGCGGTTTGTTGAGTCGTTTGATCGTCACTGGAAGGGCGTGAAGCTGCGTGCCTACACGGACGACAAGCTGGAACAGTCGGATTGGCTGCCTGAGTTCAAGCAGCGCCATCGGCACCGTTCGACCGACAACTACCGCTTTGATGCGGTCCGGTTCGCACACAAGGTTGCGGCACTGGAGCTGGCATACCGGATCGGCACTGCGGACGTGATGGTTTGGATTGACGCTGATTGCGTGACTCACGCGGATGTGGATGCCGAGTGGCTTTCGAGCCTTATCGGCGATGGCGACTTCGCCTACTTGCGCCGCGAAAAGAAGTATCCGGAATGCGGCTTCATGATGTTTCGCAGGAATGCGGAAACGTCAGAGATGTTGCGCCGACTGGTCTTCCTGTACCGGTCAGATGACCTGTTCTCTTTGCAGGAATGGCACGACAGCTGGGCGATTGAACAGGTGCGCCTGGGCATGGATGACCTGAAGTGCGTGTCCCTGTCTGGCGATTACGAAAGCACGGGCCACCCGTTCGTGAACGGACCCCTTGGCGCTCGGCTTGACCACTGCAAGGGAAAGAGGAAGTCGGCAGGGAAGTCGAAGAAATCCGATCTAAAAACGGCGAGAGATGAGGATTACTGGCGTTATGGCTAAGCGTTACGAACAGATGTTGCCTCTTGTGGAGAAGGTGCGCCCCCGCAAGATCGTGGAAGTGGGCGTTCATCGCGCACTGCGCGCTGTGACCCTTTGTGCTGAGGCATTAGTGCACACGACCGAGGTGGAATACGTTGGCTATGACGTGTTCGAGACCCTAGGCGAGCAGTTCCAGGAGGACGCGCTAAACGGCAAGGGCATGGTGACGGAGAAGGCGGCGCGCGAGCGGTTGGCTAACCTCCAGAACCGGATGCGTGGCCGGTTTGAGTTCTCCTTCGTCGTGGGTGACACCCGCGAGACACTGCACGGTCAACCAATCAAGGCGGACTTCGCCTTCATCGACGGCGACCACAGGGTGGATGCCATCGAGGGTGACTACGCAGCCCTGTCCGGTTGCCGCGTGGTGGTCTTTGACGACTACTACCGTCCCGGAGAGGACGGCAGCATTCCGGACTTGTCGCTCTATGGCGCTAACGCCGTGGTGGACCGGCTCTCCGCCGAAGGAAAGCGCACGGAGATTCTGCCCAAGGGAGATCTGTGCAAGCACGGCGGCGTCTCTCACCTGGCGGTTGTGTACCGGTGAAGATTTACATAGGCCACGACGGGCGCGAGCAGGCGGCCTATGACGTGGCTGCGCGCACGCTGGCGAAGCATTCGCGGATCGCGCCGGAGCCTCTGTCCACAGAGCGACTGGCGGAGCGTGGCTTGCTCCGCAGGGCAGTGGACCGCAGGGGCCAGATGTACGACCTGCCAAGCAACGCGCCTTGCGCGACCGACTTTGCCATTAGCCGCTTCCTGACACCGATTCTGGCGCAGACCGGATGGGCGTTGTTTGTGGACTGCGACGTGGTGTTCATGGCGGACCCAGCCGAGCTGCTGTCGATTGCCGATCCGTCCAAGGCGGTGATGGTGGTCAAGCACGATCAGGTTGGCGGCGGATACAAGATGGACGGTCAAGCCCAAACGACGTATTCGCGCAAGAACTGGTCGAGCGTGATGCTGTTCAACTGCGACCATCCGGCTAATCGCCGCTTGTCGCTGGCTGACGTGAACGAACGCCCCGGCCGTGACCTGCACGCCTTCTACTGGCTGGCAGATTCGGAGATCGGTGACCTGCCCGCCGAGTGGAACTGGCTCGTCAACGTAGAGCCGAAACCTGAGGTTCCCAAGATCGCCCACTTCACGAATGGCGGCCCGTGGTTCCCGACTTGGCCCGGCGCAGAACATGACGAAATCTGGCTGGAGGCAAGCCGTGGCTGACTTCCAGATTCAAGGATTGGAAGCATTCCTGCGCAAGATGCGGGGCGTCAAGAAAGAGATTGTCGGGAAGGCCGTCCGTGCCGCCGCCAACAAGGGTATGCGCCCTGTTCGCGACTCTGCCCGTAACAAGGCCAAGAGTTTTGACGACCCGGATTCTCCGTCCAACATCGCAAAGAACGTAGCGATCAGCACGCGGAACCAGCCGAAGTTGGGGCAGGTAACCGCCAAGGTTGGCGTGCGTGGTGGCGCTAGGCCGAAGCCCGGCAACGAGGACACGGGGCACTGGCGCTTCAAGGAGTTCGGAACAGAGAAGATGGCAGCCGATCCTTTCATGCGTCCTGCGCTTGAGGAAAACGTGCAGCGAGTTGTAGAGGGAGTGGTGTCAGAGCTTGAACCGGCGCTAGACAAAGCTGTCGCAAAGGCTGGCTGATGTATCCCATCTTCTTCCCAACACTGACGGCAACAATGGCGGTGACGACAGCGCTTGGATCAAACCCGACGCGGGTTTATCCGCATGGCGAGGCTCCGCAGGGCGTGTCGCTTCCATACGCCACGCACCAATTGGTGACCGGCTCGCCTGAGAACTACCTCGGCAACACTGCCGACATGGACGGTTTCCGCGTGCAGTTCAATTGCTATGGAACCACGGCAACCGCTGCCCGGAATGCAGCAAAGGTGATCCGCGAGGCGCTGGAAAGCGGAGCCTACCTCGTCAGCTTCAACGGCACCGGCCGTGATGCGGACACAAACAACTACACCTACAGCTTCGACATGGAGTTCATGGCGGAGCGTTGATTTAGCCGCGCAGTAGCGCGCACCCAATCGCAGTACGCGTCTGCGACCAGACCGCCGTGAGGCGGCCTTTCCCATCTAGATGGAGTTACCACCTTGGCTAAGAAGACCCAGGGGACGCAGCTTTATGTTGCAGACCCCGCCACCGACACCCTCATCACCGTTGGGTGTGTGACGAATATCACCGGCATCACCGCAACCCGCGATCAGATCGAGACCACCTGCCTCGACTCCACTGCGCGGACCTATGTCGCGGGCCTCGCTGCCCCCGGCGCGGCTACGTTCACCATCAACTTCGACCCCACCGACGCATCCCACACTCGCCTGCACGAACTTTATGTGTCTGGCGACACGCTGGAGTTCGCGCTGGGTTGGTCGGACGGTACAGCGGCCCCGACCGTGGACACCAACGGCACGTTCAACCTGCCAACTACGCGCACATGGATTGCGTTCGACGGGTTCATCACCGACCTGCCGTTCGATTTCGCGCTCAATACGGTAGTTACGTCCAACGTTTCGGTTCAGGTGTCTGGCTTCCCGACACTGACCGAGAAGGTTTAACGGCGAGTAGAAGTTTCAACGGGGTGTCCGGCTCTGCGTCTCGCCGCGCATCCGGCCCCCACCTCCGGCGAGAAAATATATGAACCTGAAAGAACTTCGGGCTAAGGGCGCTTTTGTGTCCGCCCATCCCGTGAAGCGTTCGATTACGTGGAAGTCACAAGATGGCGTCGAACTGACATTCGATGTCCACGTCAAGCGCCTCGCGTTTGGCGATTACGAGAGTCTGTTCCTTAGCGAACAGGACGACCGTTCCCGCATGGCCCGCGCGCTGTGCGAGACCGTCAAGTTGGGCGACGACGGC